CTCCACAAGATCCCTTCGGCGAAGATTTATAGCCTCAAGGTTGATTGCGCTCGTGTGCTTATTAGGCAACCTGTCGGTTCCAGATACATAATTAGTGCTGGTGAAGTTCAGCCTTCTATGCACTTACCAGACGCACAGGTTTGTGCAACTTACTCAACGGATGTTGAGCCGAATGTTTTCTCCCCTAGTGGGACCCCTGTTGAGGTTGGTGCGAACGGTAATGTCGTGGGCATCCACCTTGGGTTTACAACAGAGAAATTGAATCGATTTCTCGTGTTGAAGCAATATGTTGCATTAATTGAAAAGATTTATGCAACTGTCGACGTTATGAAAGTCGCGCAAAATATGTGCTTATCACTTGCAAATGAGTATAAGAACGTTGAAGGACGAATTCGGAACGACGATGTCGACGCGGCCCAAGTTGTTGATGATGAGTTCGAAGTTTACGTCGATGGCTTGCGTGATTGGCGCGAAGATCGTTTTGATGGTGTTAAGGTCGATGATGATAATGACTCCTCATTTTACGATACGACTTCAGTCGTCAGCTCTGCGAGCAATAGGGGTGGCTCCGGCCCGGCCCCAGATGTGGTTGTGACAGCGCAGCCACCTACTCGTGATAAGGTTGTTTCGATAACTGCTGATAAAGCCGTCTATCAGACACCACTAACACAACAAACTGTGTTGCGTTCGGTAACCGCTGGGCGAAAAAGCGAGGGGTCTATTGCTGCGATGAGAGTTGGTGACAAGACAGTGTTGATTACTTTGATCCTTTATAGGGAAAGAAGCCAGATGAACTTGCCTCGTGCCCAGCGTTTGTCGCTTCCGCTTTATGCGGTTAAGAAGCAGGCAATCGTTGCCAATAACATTTATATTGCGCCTGGGCCACAGGCCTTTAATGCCTTGCTGGACAATAAAGAAGTGTTCTCTGCGAGGGATAATCATTCAGCCTCAGAAGTGGCTTACACGCTTTTCGCCCGTATAGGGGAGAAGCAAATTATACACGAAAAGGTATATATGCCTAATGTTGCGTTGGTGCCTTTTTCGTTTGTGCAAAATTTTATGTTGGAACTTGTTAGTCGTTATACAATGGCGGATTCTGACATTTTGATTGATCCCATTATTGCGGTAGTGGTACAGGCACTATGGGACAGTTATTCCCGCACGGCTGACAATAAGCTTCAAATAGCGGGGTTCGAATTTGACGACGGCATAGCTAAGTGGAATGCTGCCGTCCTTCGAGAGTTGCAAGAGAGAGACTTATTGGACGGCGATGGGCCTTTTCCGATAGGTGAAATTGATCCCTTTTTCCTGAGCTCAGAAATTAGGTTCAAAATGTTTCTTGATTATGTTTCACATGCAAAGGAATTTTATGACCGTGTTATGGTTGAACGAGCTAAATTTAGTTATCGGTTCAAACATAAGGGTATTGTTGATCCAATAACCGACGTGTTGCCTGTTCTCCCCATGCAGATTGGTGAAAAACAGTACATTGAGGGAAAAACAGCTAATAAAGTTGTTAAGAAGCTACAAAATGCGGCTAAGGAGTCCCGTGTGACAGGACTTAGTCCAGATGCTTGGTGTGAAATAACACCCTCCAGTCCAACTCACGTTGTTCGTGGTGGGCTTTCAAGATTGTCACGTGTGACGTCTTTGAGCCCGGACATGATGGATGAACCTTTGGTGAAGGCCTCCGCCCTACCTGTGTCTACTGTTGCCCCGCCTATAACCGCGGAAGGCAAGACAGCAAAAAATGCTGCGAAAACGTATAAAGATGATCAGTTTTTCAACATGGGCCCAGACATGGAGAAAATCTTGGACTCTTTGGTTGATGACTTTGTTGACTTTATTCGAACTAAAGATTCAGCCCTCGAAGTGGGGGCTCAATATGAGGCCCTCGTTCGTGAGTGCTTCAAGTATAAATTCATCCGCGAAGCTTTTTATATGCTTTGGGTTGATATGGATATTGAAGGCTTAGAGTATCTTAGAGATCTTAAGCTGTTTGCGGATTTTCAACACCTATGCTTCCATATGATGAAGCATGTGGCTAAGAATCTTCGCCAAAATAAAGCAGATGATGCGAAGAAAATCATTGTTGATGGTTTATTCCTTCGGTTGGAACGGTTCGTCCTCCCTGCTGACATTTACGATGAGAATCGTAAGAAGCGTTTATTTACTATTTTGGGTGTGATTAATGGTAGACCCGTCGTTGACGATACCGACGCTATGGTCCATATCAAGATGTTTGAGCGAAACATGGCTGCTCGCACCACAGCCGAAACGGGCATTAGTGCAGATGACCAAGTTGTGGTCATCGAGTCTAATTGGTTTAAGACCGCTTGGGCTGACAAACAGCCGGTACAGGACCATACCCAAGCCGAGAAGCTTGGACAATCGAGAGTGAAGAAAGTGTCAATAACCTTGTGTGATAACACTAAGTTGGTAGACAATCTCACGGCTCAAATTGAGAAAGCTAAGAATGACGAATTGGCTTTTCGCCATACGTTAAATGGTTTTAAAGACCGCGTCAATTTGACGAATGATGAGTTTAATGACCTAAATAAGGTCTGTGCCAACATGAGGACTGCTGCTGCACGACAAATAGAAATAATTGTCGAATTGCAAAAACGGTTTCTTCGTGAGGTGCCTCTTGACTCGCGAGAGTCAAAGCACGCAAATTTGGACCAGCGCGGTGATGATATTGTTGCTGTGCTGAAGGATTTGATTGAAAGGATAAAGAAAGAGACCGATGTTCTTTTGTCACGAACCCATAAAAAGGTCGTGCATGGTATTAAAATGATTTTGACGCCTAGATATAAGGTGAACTCCGATGATCCCTTGTCGATACAGATTCGTGAGATGACGTCTTGTATTGAGGAAATGTACAAAACTTTTAAGGTACATTTCACCTTTTCTAAAGATGGGAATATAACTTTCCGCCTACACTTCAAGGGTAATTTTGTGTCCCAGGTTGTGGTGGCACCTCCGGCTTTTGAGGAGCCCGATGAGGCTTTAGCTGCGTGGATTAGAGAAATGCAAGATCTAATCATCGACGATATCGATGAATACCTTGAACGTAATGCGACTATAACGAATTACAATGATAAGGAAGTATCTACTTCTGCACTTGATGTGACTAAACATGTTGAGGGTAAAAATTTTCAGATGGCGAAGGCGAACGAAACTGGGCGATCCTCCAACGCTACAGAGAAACCTTCGAGCCAAAAATCGACTTTGGAGGATTTGTCCTTGAGGTTTGCAGAGAACAAGACGTGGTTGCTTATGTCGGGCACAATGTCAAAACGGGCAAAATTTTTGCAGTTCTTGGAGCTAGGTCCCAAAGAACAATCATCTCTTATAGCGAGATCAAAAGTCGCTATCTACAAACAGCGAATCGCGAACGATGCCGCAAGATTAACGAAGAATGTAGACAAAACCTCTTTGAACTCGTCCTTATCTACGTTGAAGCCAACTCAATCCCCCTCGACACCAGTCCCAGGGGAGAAGCCGCAATAAATGTTGGCACTTTCCGTGTTAAGCAACATTTTGAAAAACCTCGTAATTTGCCACCGCTGCTTGTAAATGCGATTGAGGTGTTACCAGCCCTTGGTGGTAAGAAAATGCCCCCACGTGATCCTGGCGCAGTACTGTTGGCTTTTCAACGCAAACTTGATCTTGTCCAAAAACGACAAATCATACCACTCTTCGAGAGTGAGGATGACAGGCAGGCTGCCATTGATCATCTCTGTGATATCACAGAACCGTTTGATATACCACTATGGGCACGTGGACAAACGATAAACCATCAGCTTCTTGATGATTATATTAATTATGTTATTAATATGGTCATAAATCAACATGGCTCACCTGGTACCTTCTTTAAAGAGGCCTTTGGTGACCAGAATCACCGTGTTATAGCTGGTATGGGCCAGTGGCTTAATCGAATGGTAATCCAACTAATTGACTTCTTGCTCATTCTGGATGACATCCCACCTGATGAATATGATCCGATTGCGATACATCTTCTTGGAGTAATGAATCTCAGTGATGACTTCCTTAAGAGTGAGGCAACCCGAGAAGAAAAGTTTAAAAACGGTGATTATCGCCAAATTTTTGGTATGATGATAGTGTTTAGCGTGGCTTTTCAATGTCTGTTTACGTCAATGACTAAGACTGCTTTATTTAATCATAGAACTACTCCATTCAAACCTGGAACTGGAGCAAGTGATGATGATTTAAAACACATGCATGATATGTTTATGCATTTGTATAGTTTAGATTATGATCTATACTCTTGTGATATTAAGAATTTTGATTTCACGATATATCAAGAGCTAAATGACATAATGATTCGTTATGCCCAGCAGCGAGCCAATGCTCCAAATGGCAGATGTGTTTGGCATCGTCTTGCAGCCGCTCTGATGCGCCTGCCGCTACACATGCTTATTTTATTGCCTGATGGAACTGTCTGGGCCATGATGATGTCGTGGTGGCTTTCTGGCCTGTTTACTACCAGTTGGGGACAAACTGTCAACCGTATAATGATTAGTATGGCTGCGTGGCTCTTTGATCATAAAAGCCTTAAGCACTCAGAGTTAAAAGACCCTGGTGCTATTGTTTGGTATTCTAGTGGTGTATCCTTGCAAAGGAAGTCCACTCCCGAGCGAAATAACTTGGGATTCTGGGGTATGTCTAATGGTGATGATTGCGTTGATAACGCGTCTTACTCTCCTGACTTTTTGAATGCGCATGGGCACATTGTCAAGGGTGACATACTTAGTATGCGTGATGAGCGTAAGATGGAATTCTTATCTCGTGTGTACTACATTGATCAAGGGGACAAATTAAAAGTCCCAGTCACAGACCCACTTAAAGTCTTATTTAATGTTTTAAATGAACATGACCGAAACAAGAACACTATGCCTCGATTGCATCAATTTATGCAAGATCTCCGGTTTAACGATGAGTTGCCTGAGTACCTTTGTCTGTTGCATCACGTAGGTTGGTCCTTGCGGCCTGACGTTGTGGAGTGCTTGGCTGGATATGCAAATATTTGCAGCTTTTGACTCATATGTGCCCGCGGTTGGATGGGCACGATGAAGCGTAATTATAATACATTCATTGTTAAAGTAATAAATATGGGTATGCCCAATAATAAAACTAGTAAATATGCACTATCTTTACACATGCCCAATGGGCTTACCAAGGAAGATGAAAATTTCATTAAAACTGCGTGTGGTGTGCCTGATGCGACATACCCATACACGGGTGTTCCCGATAAACAAACCGGACCAAATGTCGTCAGACACTCAGTCCAACAACTTGAACTTGACATGTCAAAGTACGCTACGACTAACGCAGCAACGAATTGTACCCAAGTGCAAGTCGTGCTTTGGCCGTGGGACCGCCAGGAACAACTTACCCGGTGCAACATAAACTTTGAAAATCGTATTACAGTTGATCCTAATACGGCAAGCATCCATTCACTCAATACTGGGGGACTGGGTGTGTACGTTCTATCTGATGCTGCTCCCAGCATCTTTGATAAATCAACAACCGCTGACCCTATCAATCTTGATGGTGTTAATGGTACACCTGGTCAAACCTTGAATCCTTCTGACACCTTTTTACAAGGTGAAAATGGGCGAAAGGTCGGAGCCTGGTATGAAATATTCTATGAAGGACCTGAGGCTTATGCTTCCGGTTCCGCTGTAGATTGGCAGGTTGATCAACAGCCTGATGAGGCTGATTATCGATGGTATGGATCATCTGACAGCTCGGGTACACCATGTGGCACAATGGGTCAAGCAACTGGAAATAATAATCCCATTCGCATGAATGCTGGTCTTCCTCAACTTGTGACTCGTTATCCTTTGCCCGTGGCTAGTGCCTCACAAGCACAGTTGTTTTATGATTCCGTTAATTGGCAAAAGATAACTGATGGCAACTTTGTGCCAGCTAAAATGTACTTTGAAGATAATAACACTAGTTATCCCGGTCTTCGTGCAAAAATTCTCGATGGAAACACCCCAATTGTTCAAGCAGCAGGTGGTGGTGCCGGCGAGTACAATGGTTCCACCCAAAACTCCCGCAACACGTGGGCAGTTGGACAAGGTATGAACGATATTATAAAACTTGGCAATGCCAATGAAGACAACAGTGACACATATTCTGGTGTTCGTAATTACGTCACCAATCAAACTATGAAAGGCACCATTCTCACAAATTTGAATAATGGTCTTTCACAAGGTGCAATTGCACAAGGTGCTTGCCGATTAAAGATCTTGTATCACACCGTTTGGGAATTCTTTCCCGATGGTTCAAACGAATTGACTGTATCAATGCAACAACGAAGTCCTGCGTATAATCCTCAAGCCTTGGATGCATTTTACCGCATTATGGAGTCAATGCCAATTGCCTATCCATTGTCTTGGAATAAGAAAGAAACTTTTCTCAACAAGATCGTGGCTAATATTAATCAAATTCGCACCCATCTTAGCGGGAAAAACTATCGGGCGCTCCCCCCTGTCATTATTGCCAAACCCAGGAGTAAGCCCCAGAAAGCAAAATCTTCTACTGTCACAACAACAACAACAAAGGGAAACGGGAAAGGCAAAAACACTGTCCGTAAAACAGTCGTCGTCGCAAAGCCACCCCAAAAGCCACCTAAAAACGGCTATAGGATGGCCAAGAATTAAAGACAACAG